GCAGATTTTCATCAAATCGTTGCTGACATGGCTAATATCTCCAGGAAACAGGCAAAAACAATCAACCTAGGTCTGTTTTATGGTATGGGCAAGATTAAGCTACAGAGAGAGTTGGGTCTGGACCAGCGACAGGCAAAAGAATTATTTAACGAGTATCATGGTAGAGTGCCATTTGTACGTCAGCTATCACAGGAGTTAATAGCATTTGCAAAAGAAAATAGGTTGTTATTTACACTATACGATAGATTTTGCAGATTTGATAAGTGGGAGACAACAAATAAAGAATGGAATTCTGAAACTAATAGATTTAACGAGGTGCCATTGTATACAAAAGAACAAGCGATGGAAGCATTTAAAGCAGAGATGTTAGAAAAATTTAAAGAAAACAAAATAGATCCAAACTATATGGATTATTTTGATAGATATTATACACCTGCGTTTACATACAAAGCTTTAAATAGATTAATACAAGGATCAGCAGCAGATATGACAAAGAAAGCCATGGTAGATTTACATGAAAAAGGTATAGTACCACACATACAAATACACGATGAGCTTTGTTTTTCGACCACGGACCACGAATCAAAGCTTATTAAAAATATTATGGAGCAGACCATACCTCTTGAGGTTAAGAATAAAGTTGACTTTGAATCTGGACCAAATTGGGGTAATATTAAATGAGGATAAATTATGGCTTACTTAAATGCAAACATACCACCAATCTATGCACAAATAAGAAGAGAATTTTTATATGACCTTAAAAAACATCATGGAGAAGTTGAAGACTGTATTATCTTCGGCATATCGTCTCTTACTGGAAGGAGTATACTATGGCATGCTATTATGGAAAATGGTGCAATATTTTATCGCTTACCAATTAGCGCGTTTATTCAAAAGGGATTTGAGGCATCCAGAGTGCCCACAAGACGACTTGATGAACTTCAGCTTTGGAATTGTTTTAGTTATTATCCTTCTGTTCACTCTTGGGATGTTTTAGAATCACAAGCTGGTAAGTATATCGGAAAAGATAAAAAATGGCACTCAGGAAAATATTTATTTACTATTGACTTTGCTCATCCAGAAGCTAACATACTCGACACTGATCATTCAGAGATTCCGCACGAACACAAGTGCGCTCACATAATTGCGTTAGATGATGGCAATTTTGCAGCACAGCCAAACAATCGTTGTATATGGGATATACCTTCTTTCACTGTGAAAGATGAAACCCCTGATTGGAAAGTGCAAACATCTGAATGGAACGTTGAAGATAGCAGAGCATGGCGGACAGAAGATACCGACAAGTTCTTCTATGAAATAGAGGAGAAAAAAAATGATTAAAAAAGTAAAAGACAAAGCTTTTCACTACTGGCATAATCACAAGGTAGAATCTCTTGTGTTTATAGTTTTGATTGTAGCTTTAATAGTTAAATAATGAATAGGATTGGTGGCTATGGATTACAGGTTCACAGCGATACTAATAATATTATTGTGTTTATTGGCTTTTTGCATAAAGCCATCGAAACACACACCATTGAAAATTGAGTCTAAAGATTATATAATCCCGCCACCAAAACCTAAAACAAATGAATAAAAAACCTTTAACAATATCTGAATCGGCTGCCGTGCAGATGCCTATGAAGACG